AAAGAACCTTCTACTCAAAGCAAAGAACCGCCTGTATATGATATCTCTTTAGATGGTGATTTCATTTATGCAAGTTTCATGCAAGCATACGGCATTGATTTGCTTGAAGAAAGAGGAAAATTGCATTGGAAGAAGTTTAATGCCCTGTTATCAGGATTGCCAGAAGGCACTAAATTCGTTGAAGTCATCAAAATCAGGAAGTACAAGCCACGAAAAGGCGACTCTCAGGCTTATATCGATGAAATGATGAAGTTAAAGAAAGAGTATGCCTTGCCTGATTCTGAAGAATATGATGATGAAGATGATGATTACGATATGGAATAGAAAGGAGGTAATAAGATGGCAGATGGTAAGGTTGTCATTCAGGTAGATATGGATGGTGACAAAGCCCAATCAGGAGTCGCACGTCTAAAGGGTATGGTCGGAGGATTGGCCGAAAGTGGTACACAATTAGGTTCGGTCTTTAAGTCTGTTCTCGGCGCTAATATTGTTAGCGGTGCGCTTATTTCAGGGATTCAGTCTTTGGGAAGTGCTATGAAAGGTGTATTTTCCACAGCTTTGGACGAAGGAGCCAAGCTTCAGCAATCCTTCGGTGGTATTGATACGCTCTACAAGGGCGCTGAAGACACCATGAAGCAATATGCCACTACTGCAGCATCTGCAGGAATTTCAGCTAACACATATGCTGAGCAGGCTGTTTCTTTTGGTGCTAGTTTGAAGAAAGCACTTGGTGGTGATGCAGTGAAGGCTGCTGAATCGGCCAATAAAGCTATTATGGCTATGGCCGATAACTCAGCTAAAATGGGTACGGACATTGGTTCAATTCAGATGGCATACCAAGGATTTGCCAAGGGCAATTACACCATGTTGGACAACCTTAAGCTAGGATATGGCGGGACCCAACAAGAAATGCAACGACTCCTTAAAGATGCCAGCAAGCTCGAGAAAGCGATGGGGAAGAAGTTTGATATTAATAACTTCGCAGATGTCGTGGAAGCGATTGACCTGGTTCAACAAGAGCTAGGAGTTGCGGGAGTTGCAGCAAAAGAAGCTGAAACTACTTTTAGCGGTTCATTTTCTGCAATGAAGGCTTCTGCATCCAATTTCTTGGCCAATCTTTCGCTTGGCGAAGATATTGGTCCATCTCTGAAGACACTCATTTCTACTACATCAACCTTCCTTTTGGGAAATTTTGTGCCAATGGTAGGAAATATCATGCGTCAACTTCCTCATGCTATCGAAGTCGCGATAGCTGAAGCTGGTCCTAAGATTGAACAAGGATTCAGGTCATTATTCGCAGGGATTGGAGTGGATGATGGTGCATTTGATGTTATCAAGGATACTTTCAGAGATGTAGTCGTGACAATCCAGTCGCTTTTTGGAGAATTGACCAGTGAAGGAAATGGATTCAAGGATTTGCTTCAAGGGATTAGTAATGTGATTACATTCGTAAATGTTGTCATACAAGAATTAGCAAGAGGATTTCAATTTGTTTTAGATTCATTTGCTGAGACAGGAGCTATAAATAGTGCTTATAGTGCGTTCAAAGACTTATCTGAAGCCGCTACTGAGGTCGCTCAAAACCTAGGAGAAGCTATTCCATGGGAAACGATTGGTACAGCAGTAGGGCAGATAGTGAATGGAATTTCAATTCTTGTCAGTTGGTTCTCAAAACTTGCTCAATCTATTAGCCCAGATATGTGGAGTGCATTGATTACTGGCGTTGTTAGTTTCGCGATTGCGTTAAAAGGCATTAAAACAGGTCTTACAATTGCAAGAGGTCTCAAATCAGCTTTTGATTTTGGGAAGAACCTTGTTTCATTAATTAGCAATACTCTTAGTCTTACTGCCGCTCAAGCAACAAATGCTGCTGCAAGTACAGCAATGAGCGCAGGAAATACCGCAGTAGGTACATCAGCAGGAGCAGCAGCAAGCTCTGTCTTGAAATTAGGAGCAGGCTTGTTAATGGTTGGGGCAGGTGTTTTACTTGCAGCAACAGGAATTTTTCTTTTGGTTCAAGCTGCTATCCAATTATCAAGCGCTGGTGCAGGAGCAATCTTAACGATGGTCGGTATGGCTGTTGGAATCGCTGCGCTTGCAGCCGTATTTGCCTTTTTGGGTCCTGCTTTAACTGCAGGAGCAGTTGGTATTTTAGCCTTTGGTGCAGCAATAGCATTGATTGGGGTTGGAGTATATGCCGCTTCGGTTGGTTTAGCTCTGTTAGCGGTGCAATTACCTGTTATATCTACTTACGGATTATCAGCCTCGATTGCTCTTGTGGCTCTAGGTGCTTCAATGCTTGTTCTTGGTGCAGGAGCACTAGTAGCAGGAGCTGGATTGCTTGTTTTAGGAGCAGGAGCCTTGGTCGCAGGAGCGGGAGCAGTGGTTTTCGGAGCTGGTCTCTTAATAGCTTCAGTTGGTGTTGCTGCCTTCGGATTGGCTTTAGGAGTGTGTGCGCCTGCTATTTCAACATTCGTTGATGCAATAAGCAAAATAATCGAGACTCTAAGCGGTGGATTGTCTAACATTCTAGATGCAATATCTAGGGTTATTCAATCTGTTGGAGATTCTGCACTTAAAGCAGGTCAAGGTTTCAAGGCTTTGGCTGAGGGTGTCGTGATGATCACTAACACAAGTCTTGGCGATATGGCTGCTTCTTTAGGAGCGGTTGCTCTAGGTGTTGGAAAAATAGCAGGATACGGTTCTGATTTGTCAGCAGTTGGGAGTGGTATGACTATTCTTAGCAACGGAATGATGATGTTTGCGCAATCTGCTATGATAGCAACTGCTGCATTAGCAACATTCCCTGGCTTGATTTCTAACTTGTCAGTCGTTACAGGAAGTGCACCAGCCTCGTTCCTTATTCTTGCCACGGCAGTTAAAACGGCTGGAACATTGATGGCTACAAGTATGCAAGCAAGTATGGCTCAAATTCTTGTTGTAGTGAACAATGGCATGGTCTCAATCGTGCAAAGTGTTCGCAATAATGGAAGTCAGATGGTTGCAGCCTGGAGAATATCTGGACAACAACTTGTCAGTGTCACTCAAGGATTTGTGAATTCAGCAAACAATACTCTTTCTCAAATTGGGCAAGGGGTTAATCTTCATGCAAACGGTTCGGCTCTTATGTCCGGATTGAAGTCTGGTATTGATTCAGGCTGGTCTCAGATTACTTCTAGTGTGTCGAATATGGCTAAATGGATTAAAGACCATAAAGGGCCTGTTTCGTACGATAGAAGATTGCTTATCGAGAATGGTTCAGCTCTTATGTCTGGTTTGAATCGAGGTATTCAGACCGGTTGGAGAAATGTTATGGACAATATTTCAAGCATGGCAGGGACTATTCAAGACGTAATTAACGACGATTATTCTGATATTGGCTGGCAGATTGGTCTAGGCATTTCAGATGGCCTTAATTCATCAATGGATAAGGTCACAGGGCATTTGGATGCTATTCGTGATCACGTTAATGATTTTAGCTTGAAATCGAAGAATCTTTTGACCGGCGCGACTGCGACCATGTCGAGTCAATTAAAAGTTGAAACCTTGAGAGGTAAGACACCAAAAGATGAATCTTCTAGCAGACAAGAAGCCTATATCGCTCATTCAACCAGTCTATTATCAGATGTGATTGATTGCTTGTCAGAATTGAGAGAGCAAGTAGCACTAGGACAGACAATGGTCTTGGATACTGGGGAGCTCATTGGCGGTACTGCATATGCTTATGATGAAGCGGTAGGAAATATTCAGGCATTGAAAGGACGGCATCGATTATGATTACTCAAATTAAGGAATATATCCAATTCGGTGATTTTAATAGCAAAGATGCCGGTTGGTATCTTCAAAGTAGGGATGCTCCTACCCCTGATAAGAAGGAGATTGTGGAGCAAATCCCTTATCTACAAGGTGTTTTAGACTTCTCTGACGTACTCGGAGAAGTCTTCTTTGATAGACGAGAAATTACTTATGAATTCAAGTTGCCAAACAAGGACTACCCCGATAGAAAGGTAGCTGAACGATTTATAAAATCAAGCATGACTACCAAATCGGAAAGTCAGCTATTTGATACTCACGACAGGCGATATTATTGGCTTGGAAAGATCAAGAGCATTAAGGTGACAGATGTTCCCTTGAAGAAACATTTGATTGCTACCATTGTTTTTATTTGCTATCCGTTTGCGTTTCATGCTGATAGTTACTTCGATGATGTTTGGGATACATTCGACTTCGAGAATGATTTCTCAAATTGGACCAAGTGGGATATCAATGGCCAAAAAGAGATTTACTTTGTGAATGGCGGCGATACTTCAGTTAGTCCGACAGTCATCTGTAGCAGCGACATTAGTCTTATCGATAAGAAAGGCAAAACATACAAGTTTAAGAAAGGTGAAAATACAGATTTCGTCCTTTCTGTGAAACCAGGTATCAACCGTTTTACTGCCAAAGGCAATGGAACGATTTCATTAAGATTTAATGCAGAGGTGATGGCATGAGTGGCAGAGGAGGTTTTGAAGTATATTTTTGGAACTCTTTTCGAGAAATGTTATCGGATACCGATTTTACCAAAAAGAAGATCGTTCACAGTCCGTATTCTCGTAAGGGCAACAAAATCCTTTCAGGTTCTATCAAGCAAGCGCAAAATGCAATTAATGAGTTCACTTTCGTTATTCCCATGCAAAATAATTTGTATCAAAAACTCATCCCTTTTCAATCTATCATCCAGGTAGTTAATCTATACGATGATGAAATTGAGTTCGAAGGTAGAGTTTTAACTGTTTCAAATAAAATGACGAGTACAGGTTTCGTTCAAGAGGTTGTTTGCGAAGATTTTCTATCCTTCTTGCACGACAGTACACAACATTATCAAAAGCTCAAAAACACTGGAGCCGAAGCATACTTGAGAGAAATCTTGAGTCAGCATAATGCGCAAGTAGAAGATTACAAGCAGATTCGCCTTGGAACTGTAACAGTCAAGAGTTTGACAGATAAGCCTTGGCGCTATCTTGGATATGAATCAACCTGGGATACAATTAGAGAGCGGATTGTTGCTAATATTGGTGGATATCTTACTTTACGAAGAGAGAATGACGGCTTCTATCTCGATTGGGCCTCTTCGATTGGTAAGAATCAAGATTCACCTATCCAATTAGGTCGAAATATCAAGTCTGCATCTCGTGAAATTTCATTTGATGGTATCGCAACTCAAATCATGCCAATTGGAGCAGATGAGAAAAACAGTCAAAACCAAAGCGATGATAACGAGGAAGAACAAGGCCCCGACGTTACCAGAAAACAAATTGACATATCATCTGTGAACAGTGGCAAGATATGGCTTGAAGACGCTGAACTTGTGGCCAAGTTTGGTGTTATTAGAAAGCCTATTATTTGGACAGAAATCGATAATCCTCAAGTTTTAAAGAATAGAGGGCTTCAGTATTTAAGAAACCAGAGAATCGCATTAGCGAAGTGGACGGTTTCAGCAGTAGAGCGATATTTGATTGACCGTAGATATGTAAAATTTAAAATCGGTAATACACATCCGATTTTGAATGCTCCGCTTTCAGGAATTGAGCGTTTGCAGATTATCGAGAAAAAAATAGATGTCTTGAATCCTCAGAGTGTTGATTTGGTTATCGGTTCTAAATCTCAGTCACTTTCCGCTTATCAGTTACAATTTCAAGAAGCAATTGAGTCGATTGAACGTGTCAAAGCGAATCGAGGCATAGAGAGTAAGCGTGAGAAACTATTGACGCTAACAAGTGAACTAGAGCGCTTGAGAAATGAACACAAGCCTGAAAATACAGAAAGAATTAAAGCGTTAGAAGCTGAAATCATTAAAATTAGAAATGAATTAGGAGGAAGTTAATGACAACAGAAGAAGCAACAGGA